CAATTCCGCGTTCATCAAGCTTGTAGTCCACAACAATTCCATTCATCCCTACTTCATTGACCCCTGCAACTTTGGCGTCTTGAGAGAAGACATTCCTTATCTCGACCGGCAGGAAGCTTTCGTTCAAACCTACTACATCACTAAATCCGACCTCTACGCTCGGCTTTACGCGCACCCCAAGCGCGAGAGCATTGTGCAGCGCGTCATAAGCTCCGGACACGTTGAGCCCTACACGCCCAACGGCGTTGACCGCATCATTCTGAGCCAGGTCGATCCGACCATGTATGGCAACGTCAATCTTAACCTCTACGGCCAAAACCGCATGAAGCCGGAGGTTGAGGAAGACACGATTGAAATGATCGAACTCTACGTTTGGAACGACGAGACGCACGACTATCAGGTTGTGACGCGCGCCGATCCAGACGTGATCATTTACGACCGCGAAAACGAAAAACTGTTCTTGAAAGGCGAAAGCCCGTTCATTCAGGTCGCGCCCAACCCGATGCCCGATTATTACTGGGGCCAGTCGGAAGTTTCGCGCCTGATGTTCCTTCAGGAAATGCGCAACAAGCGCATGAACGAAATTCTCGACCTCTTGTCCAAGCAAGTGAACCCCCCGACAGCCCTAACGGGTTTTACCGGCATCTTGGACGAGAAGAACTTTGCTCTGAACCGCGCTGGCGGTCTTTTGGCGACAGATATGCCCAACACCAAGGTTGAGCGCCTTGCGCCCGACCTTCCGCAGAGCCTTTACGAACAGCTTCGCGAAATCGACGCCATGTTTGCTGAGGCGTCCGGCATTTCTGAGGTTCTGTCGGGTCGTGGCGAACAAGGTGTCCGCTCGGCAGGCCATGCGTCTCAGCTTGCCCGCCTTGGTTCGTCCAGAGCCAAGAAGCGCGCCCTGATCGTTGAGAACTCGCTGGAAAAACTGGCGACGCTATATCTCAAGCTGATGCAAGCCTATGATCCCACGCACTTCAAGGACATTGAAGGCAAAAAGTTCATTGCTGAGCAGTTCACGCGGCAGTTCGTCGTCAAGGTTGACGCTCATTCGAACAGCCCGATCTTCATGGAAGACCTTAGGTCTCTTGCCTTCAACCTGTACAAGGCTCAGGCTATTGACAAAGAGTCGTTGATCGATATGCTCGATCCACCAATGAAGCAGATGCTTAAGGAAAAGCTGAAGAAGGCCGAACAGATGAAGGCCCTTCAGCCGCCCCAACAGCCTCCGCAGGGGAAAAAGGCTGATGGCTAAACAGGGCCAAGTTACCGTTGGGGATCAGCCGCGCGCCACTGGCCGCGACGTAGCGATGGCTGAAAAGCCCGCCACTATGCAATACCGCGTCTCTAATGTTAGAAATCTGGCGGGCCGTCCCGTGACGCGCCCAGACCGATCTATGAGGAGATTGTGATGTACAAGTCCGTTAAGCGGTCTCGTCGTAGCCGCCGTAAGTAATCAGTTTTGGGGACGCTCACACCAGCAGCAGGAGGCGCGAATGCGTCGCAAGGGTCGTAAGGCTAAGCGCTAATGGGTTCCCGCGATAGCGGGCGCTCATTATTCACCGTCCACCCCTCTAACTATGGAGGCGCACATGCGTCGCAAGGGTCGTAAGGCTCGTCGCTAACTAACATACGGGTTAGTCCCGTATAGCGACCATGAGTCGTTCCGAGGAGTGGGCGGAACTGAAAAGTACCCCTCCCTTGACTTTTGCCTGCATTCCACGGCAACTATGTGTAAATTGAGGTAAACCACATGGCAGACCAGGACATTATGGCTCTGATGCAAAGCCAACAGGACGGCGCCCCGCCTCCTGGGGCCGGTCCAGCTATGACGCCCCCTCCCATGCCTTCCCCGATGTCTACGCCTGAACCCAAAGCAGGCCAGCGGGAAGCAGCGATGATCAATGTGAGCATGGCTCTTGATCTGATTGAACAGTCCCTCCCGGCCATTGGTTCTGAGACCCCTGAGGGTCAGAGCTTGATGGCCGCTCTCGGTAAGCTTTCTTCCGTTCTCGGCCCCAAGAAGCAGAAGACCAACGAGCTTCAGAGCGCCGAAATCCTTCAGCTCCTTCAGAACTTGCCTCAGGCAGGCGGCGGCTCCCCGGTGTCTCGTGCTATCGCCGGTGGCCCGCCCAATCTTGGCCTTATGAGTCCGCAGCCTCCCGCTGCTGCGCCGGGCGGTGCCCCGGCGGGCGGGCCTCCCGCAATGCCACCGGGTATGCCACCTGGCGGTGCACCGTTACCGATGTAAGGAGACTAACATGGACGTGTTTAAGCCTCGCGGCGCTTCTAAGCCCCGCAATCCCACGACTGACCAGCAGCAGAACGGTCAGATCACCAACACGCCGCGCTTTGCGCACCTCGGCGGGCTTTCTGGCGCTTCGAAGACTGGTCCCAAGAACCAGTACAAGATCGTGCCGCCCGGCGACGGCAAAAAAGTCATCTGAAGCTAAAAGGGGACACAAATGGCTTCGCTCGAAGACCTCACACCTGAAGCCCGCGATGAACTCGCGGCCCTCGCGCGGGAATTGGCAGATAATCCCAATACCCGTGAATCCTTCCTTCGCTTGACCAAAACAGCACGTCCTAACATGCCAATCGGCGAGATTGACCTGAAGGACGATATGTCTGCCAAGTTTGAAGCGGCACAGTCTCGCATGGAGCAGCTTGAGGGCAAGCTTCGTGAAAAAGAGGCTATGGAAGAACTTGAGCGCCGTCGCAACAAGCTTCTTCGCAGCAAAGGCGTGAAAGAAGACGAAATTGCGGAAATTGAGAAGCTGATGCTGGAAAAGGGCATCACCTCTCATGAAGCAGCCGCAGATTACTACAATTGGATGCGCCAGGCGGCGACGCCGACGCCCCAAAAGGTGTTCAGCCGAAACGTGATTGACGAAACCGCACACAACACCCTGAAAAGGTTTATGGGCGGCAATCATGTCAGAGCTGCGCGTGAAGTTGCGGCGGAAGCGCTGAACGAACTTCGCAAAAACCCAAGGCCAATTGGTCTTTGAGCGTGTGACGGGGACGAGTGTCACTTTGGAAACGATGAGGTAAACTATGGCAATCGGTGGCGGCATTCTCCCCGCTACGAGTAGCAACCAGTTCACAGAACTGACGTACGTTACTCGTCGCGCGTTCATCCCCAAGATGGTCGTGCAAATCTACAACTCGACTCCGCTCATGGCGGCGCTCATTGCCAATAGCCAGACGGCTACGGGCGGTGTGTCCTCCGTGACGGTGCCGGTTCAGGGCGCACAGTTTGTTAACGCTCAGTGGTCTGATTACAGCGGCTCGTTCCAGCAGCCGTCTGTGCAGCAGGGCGCTTACAATGCTGAGTTCACCCTGAAGCTGATGATCGCTCCCGTGCCGTTCCTCGGCATGGAAGGCGCGGTTCAGCAGGACCACGCTATCATCCCGCTCATTGAGGCTCGCATGAACGATGCGACCAACGTGATGATGGATGGCATGGCGACGGCCCTCTACAACAACACCACGAACACCCAGGCTTTCACCGGCCTTCCGGCTGCGGTGGACGATGGCACGGGCACTGCCACCTATGGCAACATCACCCGTTCCTCGACCCAGAACCCCTGGTGGCGTTCGAAGGTCTATGCTGCTGGTTCGGTCAACCCGACCCGTCAGAACGTCCTTCAGTACATTTCCGGCACGGTTAAGTATGGCGCGGAAGTGCCGACTTTCGGCGTGTGCGGCTTTGGCACTTGGACCCTGCTCGCGCAAGACTACGTTGGTCAGGAACAGTACGTCATCACCCCCGGTTCGGGCTTCGATGGCGATGCGAACGGCCCGCAAGCCGCGTTCCGCGCCCTCATGGTCGCTGGCGTTCCAATCTATCCCGATCCCTACTGCCCCGAAGGTACTCTGTACCTCCTGAACACCAACTATCTCTCGCTCTACATCCACGAGCAGGGCCAGTTCGTGTTCACCGGCTTCGAGTCTACCCTGCCTAACTGGCAGATTGGCTATGTCGGTGCGGTCATCAACATCGCTGAGCTTGTTAACACGAAGCCTAAGGCTATGACCAAGGTTACGGGTTACAACTCACTTAGCCTCTAAGGAGTAAGAACAATGGCTGGTGGTTTTTCTAAGATTGTTCTTGCTAACACGGTAGCAAACACGGTTGGCGGCGCGTTTCAGCCGGTCGTGCTCACTAACGTGGGTGCTGGCAACGCGACCGCGCTTGTCAATGCACAGTACATCCCGGCGGGCACTTATGTGATCACGCCTCAGGCGAACGTTGTGGTCGAGTTCAATGCCTACACGGGCAGTGCTAACTCCTGGACCACTTATGTCGCCAACAACACGGGTGGCACTGTGATTTCTGACGGGTTCAGCGTCCGCGCTAACGTGACTAGCTCTACGGCTAACGTGACTCTGTACACCATCAATGGTGGCAACGGCATCACGGGCACCTTTAACGCTTCGTGAGGTGACACATGGCTAATGCAAATCGCGTAGGCGCGGAAACGCAAGACGGCTTTGGGTTCAAGCGAATTGCTCGAATCACTGCGCCGTTCTCTCTTGCGACCACTGCGAACGCGGTTGTGGCACTGCCTATTTTGTCCGGTGGTGGCGCTGGTACGACTGAATATATCATTCGTCGTATCACCGTTGCTAACCTGTCGAATAGCGCAGGGGGTTCTGCTCCCAATGCTGCAACTGCGAACGTGACAGTTGGCACCACCAACGATGGTGCTAACCTTGTTGCAACGACGACAACGCTTACCAACCTCACCAACGGCACGAGCTTCGTTGACCTGACCCTTGCGTCAGCGACAGGAAGCACTTGCTACACGGCGAATGTTCTGTTTGTGAACGTGACGGCTAACGTCGCCAACGCGCAGGCGTTCATTTCCGTCTACGGTGACGTGGTGACGTTCTGATGCAAAACGTCTGGGTCTTGAATAAAACAGACCAAGAGCTAAACGCCCAGTGGCACGGGAAGCCTTATTACTTCCCACCGGCAAAACCGATTGAAGTGCCACTGGATGTTGCTCAAAACCTGTTTGGTTACGGCCTGGACGACAAGTTTGAGTTTGTCGTTCGCTTCGGTTGGACGAAAATCTCGACTGATTTGCCGCAGGCTCTTGAACGACTCGCGAAGTTTGAGATCACAGCCGAGCGGCCACAGGACTATCGCGCAACGTCCCCAGCGGTAGGCCAATTCCCCGTTCCTGTCCTTGAAAAACGGGAACGGGGAAAAGGGACGCAAGCAGCCGCATGATGTGGGGCGTATATGACCACGCTACAAAGCTACATCACAACAGTCCGCAGGCTGCTGCATGATGCCAATGCTAACTTCTGGACAGACACAGAGCTGACGAGCTACATCAACGATGCTCGCAACAGGCTTGTCCGCGACACTGGCGTCAATCGCAAAATTCAAATGAGCAC